AAAGGAGAACTTATATATCATGCAACCAACTGAAGAATATGTTTACAACGTAGGAGACCCAATATGACTAATAATGCATTCTTTAAACAAATAGGAGGTTCACATTATAAAAAATATAAAATACAGCCTTCTAGATTTATAAATGAGAATAAGATACTGTTTGCAGAAGGTAATGCAATTAAATATATTTGCAGACACCAAGATAAAGGAAAGAAACAAGATTTGCTAAAAGCAATTCATTACATACAGATGATTATAGAAAGAGACTACAAGGATGAGGGGTAAAAGAATGTTAGTTTTTGATTTAGGTTTATTTACAGTCTTGTGTGTATATTGTTTTTTAATCATGGTGTTAATGTAAATGAAAGTATTAGGAATACAGAAAGATCATAACTCTTCGGTTGCTTTTTTTAAAAATGAAAAACTTTTATATTTTAATCAAGAAGAAAGATTATCTAGGTTAAAAAAGTCTTCAAATTTTCCTTTTTTATGTATGAAATATATAAAAAATAAATTTAAGGAAGTAGATAAGGTATTAATAACAGGTTACGATAATAATGGTGTAGATGTAATTGTACAATATTTAAAACATGAACTTAATCTTATTAAAGATATTAAAAAACAAACTTATTGTTTTTTTAATTCACATCATTTAATGCATGCGGCTAAATCTTTTTTTGATTCTCCATTTGAGAAAGCACTTGTTTTTGTAATAGATGGAAGAGGTTCTACTTTTAATTTAACTAATGGAGAAATTGGTTATGAAACAACATCAATATATGAAGTAAATAATTTAAGTAGTTTTAATTGTATATATAAGAAAATATTTACTAATTCTAAAATAACTAAAAATTTAAAAGTAAATCATAATTACGAACCAAATTATTTTTATAAAATTAAAACTTTATCTGTTGATGATAAAACTGTTTTTGATATTTCAAACATTAATGATCTTGGACATTTTTATTCACATTCTTCTAATAATTATAATTGGAAAAATGAAGAAGGAAAGTTAATGGGTTTAAGCGCTTTTGGAAAATATGATAAAAATTTATTTAATATTGTAAACTCAAATGATTTATTTTTTATAGACAATGGAAAAGAAAAATCAAACACTTTATTTAATTATGAAAAGTACCCTGAAATAAAAAAACAAGATAATTTAATAAATTTAAGTTTTGCAATTCAAAAAAAATTTGAAAAAGATTATTTAAATTTAATAAACAAATTTATAAAAAAATCTAAGTATAATAATATTATTTTAACAGGGGGAGCTTCTTTAAATGTTGTAAATAACTACAAAATAAAAAAATTTTTAAATAAAAAGTATAATTTATTTATTGATCCTTTATGTGGGGACGAAGGAAATAGTATTGGAATTTGTAAATATTACATTAATGTTTTTAATACACAAATAAAACTAAACAAATTAAACAATTTATATTTAGGTCCAAAGTATAAATATAATTTTAAACTAAATAAAAATGAAATTTGTTTTAAAAATGTTTCTTTAAAAAAGATAATAAAATTATTAACTTCTGGAAATATTGTTGCTCTTTATCAAAAAGGAGCAGAGGCTGGTCCTAGGGCACTTGGTAATCGAAGTTTGTTACTAGATCCAAGAATTAAAAACGGGAAAGATATAATGAACATAGTTAAAAAAAGAGAATCATTTAGACCATTCGCTTGTTCTATATTAAAGGAGAAAGTAAATGAATGGTTTGACATGGCTGGATTAAATGAATCTCCTTACATGATGTATGCTGTGCAAGTTTTAAAAAATGTAAAAGAAAAAATAAATGCTGTAATACATGAAGACAATACTTGTAGAATTCAAACTGTAACAAAAAATAACAATAAAGTTTTGTATAATATTTTAAAAAAATTTTATAAAGAAACTAAAATTCCTATTTTAATGAATACCTCATTTAATCTTGCGGGAGAACCCTTGGTTGAGACACCAAAAGATGCTATAAATACATTAAGAAAATCTAAAATTGAATATTTATATTTTCCTGATATTAAAAAATTAATTTATATAAAAAATGTTTGAAGCTCAGAAAGAATGGATTTGTCCTGAAAATTTTCCAAATTTAAAAGGATACAGTCATGTTGCTATTGATTTGGAAACTAAAGATCCTGAACTTAAATCAATGGGATCAGGAGCTATACGAGGTAAAGGTAACATTGTAGGAATTGCTGTAGCTGTTGATGGATGGTCTGGATATTATCCAATTGCTCATGAAGGTGGTGGTAATTTAGAAAAAGATAAAGTTTTAAATTGGATTAAAGAAGTTTGCGCTGCACCTAATACAAAATTATTTCACAATGCAATGTATGATGTGTGCTGGCTTCGAGCAGCGGGCGTCAAGATTAAAGGAGAAATTATAGATACTATGGTTATGACATCTTTGATAGATGAGAATAGATTATGGTATTCGTTAAATAGTGTTTCATTTGATTATTTAGGTAAAACAAAAAATGAAGCAGCATTAAATGAAGCGGCACAGTCCTGGGGTATAGATCCTAAATCTGAAATGTATAAACTACCAGCAATGTACGTAGGTTCTTATGCAGAAAAAGATGCTGAACTTACATTAGAATTATTTAAAGTATTAAGTAAAGAAATAGAATCACAAAAATTAAAAAATATATTTAAATTAGAAACAGATTTGTTTCCATGTTTAATTGATATGAAATTTAAAGGAGTCCGAGTTGATGTAGAAAAAGCAAAACTCCTGAAACAAAAGCTAACATTACAAGAAAAAGACTTATTATTAAAAGTAAAACAAGAAACAGGGATAGAGCCCCAGATTTGGGCTGCAAGGTCCATTGCAAAAGTTTTTGAAGAACTTCGTTTACCTTATGAAAGAACCGAAAAATCATTAGCACCATCCTTTACGAAAAATTTTTTACAAGAACATAAACATCCAATAGTACAAATGATTGCTAAAGCAAGAGAAATCAATAAGGCTCATACAACTTTTATTGATACTATATTAAGATTTAATCATAATGGACGTATTCATGCTGATATTAATCCAATTAGATCTGACGTAGGTGGAACAGTGACAGGTAGGTTTAGTTATTCTAATCCAAATTTACAACAAATACCTGCAAGAAATAAAGATTTGGGACCTATGATCAGATCATTATTTATACCGGAAGAAGGTCATAAGTGGGGATGTTTTGACTATTCACAGCAAGAACCAAGACTTGTTGTACATTATGCAGCCACAGAAGCTCCCATTTGTGATGATGAAGCTGTTGCAAACATTGTAGATAAATTTAATAACAACAATGTAGATTTCCATCAAACTGTTGCCGATATGGCTGGTATATCTAGAAGCCAAGCTAAAACAATTAATCTTGGATTATTTTATGGAATGGGTAAAGCAAAATTACAAGCTGAGCTTGGATTATCTACAAAGGCAGAAGCAGAAAATTTATTTAATCAATATCACGATAATGTTCCATTTGTAAAAGAACTTATGAATCATACTTCAAAACTAGCGAATCAAAATGGATATATCAAAACAATTTTAGGAAGAAGATGTAGATTTGATAAATGGGAAATAGATGAGTTTAGAATGGGAACCATGTCAACTCCTATGACAAAAGATGAAGCTATTAAAAAATTTAAAGATAATTATATTTTAAAATATCCTGATGTGATAAATAATGAAAAAAAAATGAAACAACTTGAAGATGAACCTAAGATTAAAAGATGTTTTACATACAAAGCATTAAACAAATTAATACAAGGATCTGCTGCTGATATGACAAAAAAAGCAATGTTAGATTTATATAAAGAAGGAATTATTCCACATATTCAAATACATGATGAACTAGATATTTCTGTTGTAGATGATAATCAAGCTAAAAAGATTATTAAAATAATGGAAAACGCCGTACCTTTGGAAATCCCCAACAAGGTAGATTACGAAAGCGGTGAAACATGGGGAGATATTTATGATTGATTATGGCATATTTAAATGCAAATAT